CTTGTATATGCCTTCAGTCCGTATTCCAAACCCATACGGTGAAGCATTAGTCCAAGTTGACGTAAACGGAATTCAAACATTTAAAGGAACAGGTGTAGGTATTCACGTAGATTCAATCTATGGAATCCCATTCATCCCATCAAAGGATGCACCAAGCAACTCATCCGACTCAGCAGAAATCGGTAGACTATTTGCATTAGATACTTCTGATGCAGAAGGTTACGGATATCCAAGAATTGGAATTCAAATTGCTATCCCAACTGAATACTATGAAGCAACCAGACGTTCACCGGGCTATCCATTCGTAAACAATGCATTTGTTGAGAAAGGTGTCTTCAGAACTATGGGCGAAACTGTATGTCGTCACTTCAAGTCACAAGGAAAGATTAGAGATATCAAACTCTAGAATAAAATACCTTTTTCTTTTTTTTTAAACAACTACCTAGCGTATGCTAAGGGGGGAAATGCTTATAGCTTAGTAAGTATTACAACCTATAATGAACGTACCATTAACAGAAAAGGAAAGAAAAGCTTATCCTAAAGGTCATCTATCAAAAGATTTAACCCTTAAATAGGTCAATATTTCAATAACTCTATGTCATATAGAGATACTCCTATTTTTTCTAAATGGATTTTTATAGTTCCTATAGTTTTATTTTTCTCTATAATGATGTTTGGTTTAGCGTTTCATGATCCAACGCCAAGTACAAACGCTCCTTTTGATAGACCTGATTGTATAAATCCTAATACAGCTCAAACGAGGGTGTGCCCATAATGTATGAAGATGAGAAAACTTGGAAACAACATTATGATGATTGGGTAGTTATCATTAAAAGAATACCTGAAATATCACCTCAAAATCTCTACAGAAGGAAACTTATTCAGAATCTAATAGACACTTATGAGCGAAACTTTATAAAAGATAAGTAATCTCAATAATCAATGGCAGTAACAGTCAGTACAGCAGATTGGACTAATGCTAACGTCAGAAAGACACTTTCATGGCAAGCAGCATTAACCTCAAAATTGCGAGTATATAAAGTCAAAGTCACAGCAGGTGGCTCTGATGCATATGCAACCAACGGAGTGTCAGCCGACCTTAAAGAGGGAAGGATTTCTACACTAGTTGCAGTGATTCCGGAATTCACCGATTCACTATACAAAGTAGAATATGACAAGACAAATGAGAAAATCAAACTCTATTCCGTAGGTGGCTCAGCAGGCGCAGTATTTGCAGAAGTAGCAAACAGCACCTCAATTGCAAACAAAGTATTCGAATTTCTAGTCATAGGCTACTAGAGTCCAAAATAGCCAACTTTTTTTTCTCAATAAAGTTTATATATGAACACATGAATAAACCTGTATGGTAGAACTAAACCACAATGTAGCAAATGTCAACGCTGATGCCACTATAAAAGGTGGACATGGAGTTGTAGTTGCTGTAAAAGTCACAAAGAAAGGTTCATCTGGTTCAAAAATTCAATTAAGAAATGGTACTAGTAATTCAGATCCTATAGAGTTTACAGTTTTTGGCGAAGATATACAAGATAATGGAAGAATCCATAGAAGATTTGAGAATGGTATTAGGTGTGATATAACCGGAGATGCTGAATATCTCATCGTCTTTAAGTAAATTTAAATACGATATCACCTCAACACTATCATGGCTACGACCTACTGTTCAGTTGAAGATGTTGCAGATTTGCTCAGAATCCCCATTACTGCTACTACTATTCCTAATAAGGCTCAAATTGAAAAAATCATAAACAGAAAAGAAGATGAGTTTGACAGAAGAACAGGTCATGCTTGGAGATCAAAAACAAAGACAAAAGAATTACATGACTTACCATTACTTTATACTTTTGGTTGGGGTACCCCAATATTTCTACAACATAGAAACATCTATGAACTTGACACATCACAAGGAGATAAAATAGAAATTTGGCAAGGTGCTAGTGCAACTTGGGAAAATATTGTAACAAATGAACAATGGTATGATGCAAACTATGAAAGAGGAACAATACATCTCAGAGGTTTCATATTTTCTATATTAAGAAAAAACAGAGTTAGAGTTACTTATAGATATGGTGGAGAGAATTATGCAGGCGACACAACAATACCATATGACGTTGAAGACTGTGTTGTTAAAATGGCAGCCATAGATGTTCTCAATGGAAGTTTAAGAATGGACAGATTACCAATAGGTGGTTCAGGTGTTGATCTTGAATCAATCAAAAAAGATTGGAGATCTGACATTGAGAAGTGTATTGAGAATCGTAGAGAAGTATTTGTGATACCTTAGATGGCAGGTACAGTATCCGGTGCAATAAAAGGATGGATAACAAGGAAATTAAGAGAGAAAGATCCAAATCTAAATTTTGAAATTGTTACAGGGTTGGTAGTTGCAGAAGATATTACTGATGTTGAAGATTTTTTAACAGAACAAATGGTAGAAGACTATGGTATTGATAAAGAATATTTGAAAGATAAAAGAATATACTATGAAGATGGTGAATGGAAAGCAGATCAATCTGTCCAAGAAACACTTCAAATCGAAAAATATGGTGTGCCAAAAAGTGACAACCGTAAAATAATAGTTAATATTAATGCAATAAAGAATTTTGTTAGAGCTAAGGGTTATTATAAAGAGATTAAAGAAGGTTCTTGGCTAGCAAGAAGGCTTAAAAACAAAAGCATATCACAAGATTTTCTTAATTATGGTGAAGGTTCTGAAGAATCTGGAATAACACATGACAGATTAATTAGTGATATTGCATATGCTATACAAGATGATTGGTTTCATAATGGGTTTAAAACTGAATGGGAAAAAGATCCAAATAAAGACAATGTATGGAAAAATAAGTATACAGATAAGGTAATACCTGATAGATTAGTAAAAAAGAAAAGGTTAGAATAAGTTAATTTAAATACACGATATATCTATATAAAACATGGGTAGTGCTCTATACATTGCATTGAATGACTTAAAATCAGTCATAGAAGAAAAATGGAATACAGGCTCAACTGATGCCGGATATCCACCAAGAGTTGTAAAGGTTTGGGAAGAAAAAACAGTAGGTTATGGAGATTCAAGAAATCCAGTAATTCTTTTGAAGCCAGAAACAGAAGATATAGAATATTTTAATTTATATGGTACTAATCATCTTCACGAAGTAATAGTGGAATTAGATGTGAGAAGTTATCTTAATATAGAAAATCATGAAGATATTATTAATGAGTTACAGAGAATAGTGAAAGACCAAATAAGACGGTCTGATTTTGTTGATTTAAGACTTATGGGAAGTGAATCCCTCAGTCATTTATACAGAAATATGTATAGGCACATTCTAACAGTCAGTTATAGGAAAATTGATCCATAGGCAATATTTAAATACTTATAGAGAGGAATGATATTATCATGGTAAGAACAGGTGCACATGGCTATATACAATACGCTTGGGAAAGTACATTCGCTACAGATCCCGGTTCAAGTGCATATACTAAACCATTTGGATTACAACAATCAGTAGGCTCAATTACATTAAATAACTCTAGAAAAGATATCAGAAAATTAAATCAAGTTGAAAGAGAAGCATTTGCTTACGGACAACAGACTGGTAGTGTAGCAGTAGACTTTGTATTATCAAACCCTTGGTTGTTCAAAGCACTATATGGAAACGCAGCAACAACAGGCTCATCAGCACCATACACTCATACATACGAAGATGCACCAAAAACAGCAACTTCATTCAGTACAGAGGTAGGATTTGCAGGTGAGACAGAAAACATATCAAGAAAAATGCTTGGTTGTATTTTGACAGGTTTCACACTTAACACAGCAGTAGATGACTTAGTTAACTGTTCTGCTGATATAACATTTGGTTCTGAAGGAGATGCAACAACATCATTAGATTCTACACCAGCAGCAGATGATATTAATTTCCCATACACATTTGCACATGGTACATTGAAATGGTATAACGGTTCATCATTGGCAACAGTAGCAGAAATACAAAACATCTCAACAACATTTACACAAAATGCAAACTTACTTTATGCAATAGGTTCACATAAAGCAACATCAGCATACAGACAAGGATTTGATATTAATGGTACATTCCAATCATCATGGAAAGATAATAATAAATTACAACAATTAATAGACCAAATTGATACTCCACCAAGTTCAGAAATTCATTCTGGATCAAGTGCAGCATTAGAACTTAAATTTACAAATGGTGGTTCAGGTGCAGCAGAGAAATCAATCACAATTACTTTACACGGTGTTACAATAGATACACATAATGTAGATGGTATTGTTCCAGTAGAACCAGTCTTCGAAACAATTAACTTTGAAGCAAGAGGAGCAAGTGTAGTCTGTAAGAACGGCATATCAGCAGCACTTTAGGAAACCTTTATATTACCGAATTATTCTATATTTTCTATGGCTATACAGACTATTACTGTAGAAATTAAAGGAGTATCAGAAGTTATTGAATTCGAAGATGATATGCCTTTTGGTGTGTTTGAAAAAATAATTAAGAAATCTGCTAATATACAAAATGAAGAAAATTTACTAGACAACGTTCAACAATATAGAATGGAAATTATGTTAAACTCAATTAAGAAGGCACCCTTTGAAATAACAAAGGAAGGCATTGACGGTGTTGGCTACAAGACCGTTACCGAGATAGGAAATAAGATTCTCGAATACTACCCTTTAGGGGAATACTTGAGTCAGATGATGGAGCCCTTCAACGACTCACCGACTTCGAAGTAATAATATACGATATTTATCTAATATGTGCTACTCAATTTGGGTGGACTAAAGAACAAGTGGATTCACATCCTTTTAAATTCTTAAAGATATTATTAATGAAATATCAGAAAGGAATGAAGCAGGCACAAGGTAAAGCATATCAACCTCTAGGAGATCAGCGTGTAAAGAAGCCAAAGAAGAATAAGAGAAACTTAAATAAGACCAAATCTTAATCAAATATATATGGCATCAAAGAGAGATACTGGTAAAGATATAGCTGACAACACAAAGAAATCAGCAAAATTTGAAAAAGATGCAAAAGATGCTCTTAATAAAATTGCAAATTTACAAGATAAATATATGAAATTTTACAGTCTTGATAGAAGAAACATGACTCCTTGGAAAAGAAAGGAGGTAGCTGCTAGAACAGAAATGAATAGTAATTTAAAGAAATTACAAAACGATATGAAAAAAGTAAAAGATGCTTTAGGTGTAGTAGAAAAAGAAACAAAAAAGAAGAATAAAAAGGATTCAAGTGGAGAAAAAAATACTGGAGGTAAAGATGCTAAAGATGCTAAAGAGGAAACCAAAAAAGGATTCAAAGGAATGCTTAAAGGTTTTGCAAAGACATTATCACCTCTAAAAATGAAAGGAAAAGATAAAGGTGAACAGACTGGTAATGCCATGAAAGATGCAATGAAGTTTGCAGTTGGT